CTCTCAAGATTACTCCGATATTGTGGATAGAATCGAGGGAATACCTGCCAAGGTCGAGGCTGCAAAGTTTATTTTAGGACAAGTTAAGCAAAGGGAATTTTCAACCGAATTTGTTAAGGGAGTGGTGAGTGAAATTACAAGTAATAAATGAGTTTGGTATTCCGATGGCTCTAAACGGTTGCGAGGGAATAAAAATACTCTTGCCATACGAAAATGGGGAGACATTAGAAAAAACTAAGTTTACCATTTTGGATGAGTTATCAGGAAAGTTTGAAGTAGACGTTGATGATTTTGAAATTCAGGGCTTAAAAAGCGGATCTGGGCAGACGTTTGTCGGTGAAATATACTTTCAAGACCATACTGCTAAAGTTGTTTTTTCAAAGGGCTTAAACGTAGAATTAAGAAATGACAGGAAGGTACTCAAATGACTCAAAAAGTGGAAAGAAAATCTTTCGAGCTAGAGATCAAAGACGCCGACAGCAACGGAATGATTCGTGGTTACGCATCCACTTTCGGCAACATCGATCAGGGGATGGACGTTGTGGACAAGGGCGCGTTCAAGAAGTCGATCAAGGAGTCGAAGGGCTTGTGGCCGATTCTAGCGGATCACGACCCGACGAAACAGGTTGGGTGGAATCTTCGTGCAGAGGAGGACGACAAAGGCTTGTACGTAGAGGGAAAGCTCGATCTAAATGTTCAGTCTGCGCGGGAGAAGTACTCGCTTGCGAAAACTGCGATGGAAAATGGGGCAAAGATGGGGCTGTCAATCGGCTACATGACAATAAAGGCCGAGCCAGATCGAGAAAAGCCCATGGTAAGAAGGCTAAAAGAATTAAAAATGTTTGAGTATTCTATCGTCACATTCCCGATGAATACTGCTGCAATGATAACTCAAATGAAATCCACTCCTGATAGAAATCAACAAGAGTGGCTAAAGAATCACTTAGTACAATTAAAACAACAAGGCATTACTGAGGCTGAAATCATGTTAGCACTTCAAGGAGAAGCCGCGCATGATGAGAGTGAACCGGACTTGATCCATTCACTAAGTCAACTGATTGAAACCATCAGAGCCTAAACTAGAGGAGAAATCAAAATGAAAATCGATGAAGTAGTGACTGGTTTACAGTCAGCGTTTCAAGAATTTAAGAAAGCAAATGATACTCGACTTGAGCAAATCGAGAAAAAAGGTTATGCGCCAGCAGACCTAGTAGAAAAAGTTGCAAAGTTAAACGATGCAATTGAAGCAAAAGAGTTAGAGCTTAAGCAAATCAAAACTGCTATGGCTAGAACTGCTCAACCAGAAGGTGAAAAAGCACAAAAAAGCGAAGCAGAAATCAAGTATGCAAAGGCTTTTAAGAGCTACATCACTAATGGTTCAAACGAAATGGAAATCAAAGCCCTTTCATCTGACAGCGATCAAGATGGTGGCTTCTTAATCACTCCAGAAATGTCTTCTGAAGTTGTTAAAAAGATTTTCGAGACTTCTCCAATGCGTGCATACGCGTCTGTTCAAACTATCTCTTCATCTTCTTTGCAAATACTTGAGGATTTAGACGAAGCAGGAGCAGGATGGGTTGGCGAGACTGAGACAAGAGCAGAGACTTCTACTCCTCAATTGAAGATGATCGAAATTCCAGTTCACGAGATCTATGCAGAGCCAAAAGCTACGCAAAGATTTTTGGACGATGCTGCTGTAAACGCAGAAGCATGGTTATCTGAGAAAGTTTCAGACAAATTCTCTAGAACAGAGAACACAGCTTTCATTTCTGGCAATGGTGTATCTAAGCCAAAAGGAATTTTGAGCTATGCGTCTGGTACTTCTTTCGGTCAATTAGAGCAAATCGTATCTGGTAGCGGATCTGCAATCACTGGCGATTCTCTAATCAATTTGATTTATGCTCTTAAGTCACCATACAAAGCTGGTGCGAAGTTTTTCATGAAGCGTGGAACTGTTAAATCAGTACGTTTATTGAAAGACTTAGAGGGTCGTTACCTATGGGCACCAGGTTTAGATGGTAACACATCTGGATCAGTTCTTGGTTATGACATTGTTGAGTTCAACGATATGCCAGATGTTGCTTCTAGCGCATTGCCAATCGCATTCGGTGACATGAAGCAAGCATATCAAATTGTTGATCGTATCGGAATCAGAACACTTCGTGATCCTTTCACTGCTAAACCATACGTTAAGTTTTACACAACTAAGCGCGTAGGTGGCGGTATTAAGAATTTTGAAGCGTTAAAATTAATGGTAGTTTCAACATAATAAGGAGTTTTATTTATGTGGAATAATGTAAAGCAAAAAGTATATCACTCAATGGTGCTTGCACCTGCAACTTTCTCTGCAACTGGAGCAACAACTGGAGTTGACTGCAAAGATATTAATTCTTTAGCATTCCTTTTGGCTGTTGGGTCTTTTGCATTTGATGGTTCAAATTATTTAACTGTTAACATGCAAGAGTCAGATGACAACTCTACATGGGCAAACGTAACGGCTGTTTATGAAGGAACTGCTCCGGCTGTTCTAGTATTAAACGATCAAGCTACGCAAGAATCTAAGTCACACATGGTTGAATACCGTGGTGGCAAACGATATGCACGTTTGAACATCGTTGAGACTGGCACTGTATCCGTTGCCCTATCGGTAATGGCTATCAGCAATAAACCTGAATTTATGCCTCCACAATAATCACTCATTAATTGATGTGATCGAGGGGGGCAGGGGGTTTTAAAATAACATGCTCCCCTCATTTTTATATATGAATAGTAGACAAGTGTTTATGTTAGCCAACGCTCATGGAATCACTGCCAACGGTAGTGAGGAATTTTTGTATGCAGGGCTTGGTTACGAATTAGATGAATCGCAAGCAGAAGCATTCGTAAAGTGGGGCTTGGCTGCTTATATGGAGGATGCGAAGGATGGCACACCTAAAGTTAATAACAGCGCCAGCGGAAAGCCCAGTGACAGTGGCAGAAGCAAAAGCATACCTAAGAGTGGACGGGTCAAGCGAGGACGCTCGAATACAAACAATGATAAGCGCAGCAACAAAAAGACTTGAGGATTACTGCGATACTAAATTCATAGAGCAAGAGTGGGCACAATATATGGATTGCTGGCCCAACTTTTATAAAGAGGTATGGTGGGATGGTGTTCGAGAGATGCCAGTTTCAGAGCTATACACCCAGGGTGGAATCATACAATTACTCACGGGTCCTGTTACGTCGGTTGAAGAATTTAACACATATGCTGACAATGGTACTCCCATTTTGTTTGCTAGCAATCAGTACATTGTTGATACTACTGGCCCTTTCGGTCGTATTTCTCTCCCAATAGGTGGAGTGTGGCCAACAACAATATTAAGAAAAGTAAATGGAATAGAAATAAAATTCACCGCAGGATTAGCGGACAGTGCTGCGAATCTTGCAGCCGATGTTAAGCAAGCAGTTCTAGAATACGTTGCAAATATGTTTGAGAAGAGGGGCGATGAGTCCAAGGACAAAACAGTCGTTCCGAATGCATCGTTATATTTATTAGAACCATATAGGCGATTTAAGACCGGAGGGCGATTGCTTGTATAAGATTCAAGAGCTTAGACACAGAATTGATTTTCAGAACCTACAGAAGACTGCTGATGGGCAGGGTGGGTTTACAAGCGCTTGGGTAACATATCAATCATGCTGGGCTAAAATTAAAAACGCCTCAGCAGTAGAGAGAGTGTATGGACAGAAATTAGAAGATAATTACACTCATGAAATTATTATTAGAAACACATTAGATCATGCGATTCAAAAAGCCAGCGATAGAATATTGTTCGGCACTAGAATATTTCAGATAGATACAATTCAATTCATCGATGAGAGAAAATGGTGGATTAAAATTACAGCTATGGAGGGAGTCGCATCGTGAAGTTTTCAGGCTCCGTATCTGTTAAAAGCAAGCTCTCTAAATTCACCTCATTCACTAAGAATTTAGACAAGATAATGAGCCAAGCAAACGGCATGGCAGCTCTTGAAATTAGAAACACTGCTGTCGAATTAGTCGCAGAGAATGGCGATGGACCAAAGCAAATCAGATACAATCCTAAACGAACGGTGAATGTATCTAATCCAGGCGAGCCGCCAAACTCAGATACAGGCAGGCTGATGCAATCAATTAAAGTAGAAAAAGATGGGTTGGCTTATTTAGTCGGCACGAATTTAAAGTATGGCGCTTGGTTAGAGTTTGGAACTAAGGACATGGCACCTAGACCATGGTTGTCGGTAGCAGTGAGAAAGACTGCAAAGCTTATAACTGAATTTAGAGAAGTTGCTCTAAAAAACTTCATAAAGGAGTTTAAGTGACCTGGGCACCGTTAGAATTACAAAAAACAATTTATGAAGAGCTGACCGCAGATGTGACCTTAATGGCATTGATCTCTGGGGTATTCGATAGCACATCGGTCCCTCAAGATCAGGCGTTCCCATATGTGACCATAGGTGATGGTCCGATGGAGGATAGGTCAAATCACACATGGCGAGGACATAGCGCAGATTTAACGATTCATGTTTGGTATCGAGAGAGTGGCCGTGGCCGTAAAAAGGTCCAGCAAATTCAGGCAGAGATTGATAGAATCCTACATGCACAGGATATTTGTGTAGACGGATGGAATATTGTTAGTTTTCGACAACGGTTTGTCGATGTTATTGTAGATAATGATGATGTAACATTACATGGAATTCAAATTTTTAACCTATTGATAGGGGAGGCATGACATGGCAGTTTGCAATACGAATCAGAAAGAAATCGGTGGTAAGGATTTAATCCTTAAGAAGTGTAAGGAATTTTCAAACGTTGGTATCACCGATACTGATGCTGAAATCACAGTGACCGGACATGGCGCTAAAGTTGGCGACATCGTAAAGTTTCAAGCGGTTGGAGCTTTGACCGTAGTAAACACTACTTCTTATTACTCAATCGTCAGCGTTCCTGATGCAAATACAATTACCATCGCTGCTTCTCCTGGTGGAACTGCACTAGTAATGGATGAGACAATCGCTACTTTAGAAATTCTTATTTTCAGAACTCTTGGTGGTTTGCGATCTAAAGAATTATCATTCAGCTCTGAGGCTGTAGACGTGACAAACGTAGACTCTGATGAGTGGAAATCAATGCTTGATAATTCAGGTGTTAGATCAGTTTCTGTATCTGGATCTGGAGTTTACACTTCTGAGCTAGTATTTAAAGAATTCAGAACTGACTTTTTAGCAAACGCGATGACTTGTATCATGCTATTAGATGCAAAAACTAAAGAAGTTATCGAGGGCTGCTTTAAAATCAGCGAGCTTTCTATTTCTGGTGACTACGATGCAGAAGGTCAATACTCAATGAGCGCAGAAAGCTCTGGACCTGTTACAATTTTTGCGTTCCCTTAATATGAATGGCAAATAAATTTCGTAATGAATTAGAGATAAAGGTCGGTGATGTAAATATACTTCTCCGACCAACGTTTGAGAACTGTGCGAATCTTGAGGCAGGGCTTGGATATGGTCTCCCGATGTTAGCGTGGAGACTTTCTAAGCAGCAGATGCCTTCTATGACAGACGTTGCAAAGGTTATTTATTTTTGCCAGGCCGAGAAAAAGCTAACCCTAGAACAAGTCTGGGATTTAGTTATGTCTGAGGGGGTATCAATCACGACTGATATTCTTAGATTTACGGCACAAATTACGGCAGGCGATAAAACCGCATCGACCTCTGTCCCAGAAGCAGTAAAAAAAAACTAGCTCAAGAACCACAAGTTAAAGAAGTGCCGTGGGATTTGCTTTTAGCCCTCGGAGTAAATAGACTAGGGCTAAGAGTGAGCGAATTTTGGAGCATTACATTTGCTGAATGGTACGCTCTATACAATGCAATCCTCGGCAAAGAGAAACCGATGAGCAGCATGGATGTTCACGCACTTGAGGAGGCTTGGGTAAATGGCAACACTAGAGGAATTAGTAGTCAAGCTTGAGGCCGATAACGCTAAATTAATCACCGCTCTCGAAGAGTCAGCAAAAGTCACCGCCAGATCTTCTAAACAGATGGAAGATTCTATTTCTAAATTCTCAGAAGAGGCGAGCAAAAAAACTTCTAAATTCGATGATGTAATGACAGTTTTCGCAGGAACAACTCTTGCGAATGTAGCCGTTGGTGCATTTAATCTAGCCGCTGATGCAGCTTCTGCGTTCATGGGAATGCTTGGAGATGGCATCGGCGAGGCTGCTGGGTTTGAAAAAGAGATGGTAAAACTTGCCAATTCTCTAGCGCTGAGTGGGAATTTCTCAGACAAAGCGGCTCAGGATTTACAGAACTACGTTGGAGCGATGGAGGATTTGTCCGGCATCGATGATCAAGTAATTGCTGGGAATCTAGCGATGCTTTCTTCGATGACAAAGCTAGATGCCGAGGGCTTGCAAAAAGCTCAAAGCGCAGCCCTAGATTTGTCCGCAGCGATGGGTATTGACCTAGCAACTGCTACTAAAATGGTCGGAAAAGCAGCAAGCGGTGAGACTGATAGCTTTAAAAAACTAGGTATTTCAATTCAAGAGACAGGCGATAAGTCGCAAACCTTTGCTAATACTTTGAGCACTTTAGAGTCTCGATTCGGTGGGGCAGCCGGTGGGGCAATGAAAACCTTTTCTGGTGCCATGTTATCCGCACAGAATGCCGTCGGGAATCTATTTCAGGCGCTGGGTGATGTAGTTACATCAAATCCGGCCGTAATCGCTGTATTGGGCGAATTAACGAAGATTATAAATGAGATGAAATCCTCGGTTGAAGGCAATGCGGATTCCCTTAAAAAAGGATTTGCCGAAGCATTGACCACAACATTGATGGTAATGGAGGCCGTAGCCGGAGGGGTAGAAGAGTTTGTTCGTATCATGGTGGCTGGGTTTAAGACCATCTATCTAGGGGTTCAGGCAACGGTGGATTCATTTCAGGCTATGAAGGCCGTAATGTCTGGCGACTTCGCTGGCGCTGCGGATGCCTTTAAAGAGACCGGAGAAGTATTCGAGTCTTTAGCCGAAACCACTAACTCAACTGGTGGGGTTGTTAGCTCTACGCTTGGGAAAATAGCGAGCGCATCGCAGACCGCAACTGCTACGATGGATTCTAGCTTAAAAGCGGTTCAGCCAACGATAGAGAATGTTAAAAACAAGGTTGTAGAATTAACCTTTGCCGAGCAACAAAGAGCTAATGCTGCCAAAGAATTTGCGAATACTCTTCTAGAGAGCAGTGTTTCAGTTCAAAGCGCATATCAAATGCAGCAAGATGCTCTGCAAACTTCTTACAA